ACTGTTCATAATCCTTCTTGATACCGTGTGCGGTACTTTCAGCATTATTACGTGCATCGATCAATTCTCGTGCCTTCTTATCTGCTTCAGCATTTTCTTCAGCTTCACGAACCATACGTTGGATTTCGGCTTCAGTTAGTCCTGAATCAGACTTGATGGTAATCTTGTTTTCTTTACCTGTATTCTTGTCCTTAGCACTTACATTCAAGATACCGTTAGCATCAATGTCTAGTGTAACTTCAATTTGTGGAATACCACGTGGTGCTGGGGCAATGCCTTCTAAATTAAACTCGCCAAGTAATTTATTGTACTTGAATAGTTCACGTTCACCCTGTGCTACTTTAATAGTTACAGCTGGTTGATTGTCATCTGCTGTACTAAATGTTTGGCTATGTTTAGTTGGGATAGTTGTGTTCTTAGTAATTAACTTGGTCATTACGCCGCCCATTGTTTCAATACCCAATGTTAACGGAGTAACGTCTAACAATAGAACGTCTGTCTTATCGCCAGCTAGAACAGCACCCTGAACGGCAGCACCTGCGGCTACTGCTTCGTCTGGGTTAACGTCTTTACGTGGAGCCTTACCAAATAGTTTTTCAACTGCTTCTTGTACTTTAGGCATACGTGTTTGTCCACCAACTAGAATAACTTCGTCGATGTCGTTAGCTGTAACTTTAGCGTCAGTCATAGCTGTTTTACAAGGTTCGATTGAACGAGCAATCAATCCTTCAACCATACCTTCAAACTTAGCACGGCTAATGGTTACATTCATATGCTTAGGACCGCTAGCATCAGCTGTAATGTATGGCAAGTTAACACTTGTACTTGCGGCACTAGACAATTCAATCTTAGCTTTTTCTGCGGCTTCTTTTAAACGCTGTAGAGCAAGTACGTCTTGTTTCAAATCAACGCCATTGTCTTTCTTGAACTCGTCTACCAAGTAGTCCATAATAACTTGGTCAAAGTCTTCACCGCCTAAGAATGTGTCACCGTTTGTTGACAATACTTCAATTTGCTTGTCGCCATCGATGTTGGCAATCTCAATAATTGAAATATCAAATGTACCACCACCTAAGTCGTATACAGCAATCTTACGGTCTTTCTTAGATTCTTTATCAACACCATATGCTAGTGCGGCCGCTGTTGGCTCGTTGATAATACGCAATACTTCTAAGCCAGCAATACGTCCAGCATCCTTAGTAGCTTGACGTTGACTATCGTTGAAGTAAGCTGGCACAGTAATAACTGCCTTAGTTACTTCTTCGCCTAAATAGTCTTCAGCAGTCTTCTTCATTTTGCGTAGAACTTCAGCAGACACTTGTTGTGGTGCCAATTTCTCACCGTTAGCTTCAATCCAAGCATCACCATTATCAGCTTTGATAATATTGTATGGCATCAAGTCGATATCTTTCTGTACCGCTTGTTCCTCAAACTTACGTCCAATAAGACGTTTGCTTGCGTAAATTGTATTCTTTGGGTTTGTGACTGCTTGTCGTTTTGCTGTTGCACCAACTAGGATCTCGTCCTTTGTATATGCAATGATTGATGGTGTTGTTCTAGCACCTTCGCTGTTTTCGATTACTTTAGCAACTCCGTTTTCTAGGATTGCTACACAGCTATTTGTTGTACCTAAATCGATACCGATGATCTTACTCATAATTTTCTCCTTAATTAAGCGAGTATATTTTTTGGGCACCTTGCCCATTGTACTAAACCCTTACGGCGTTTCAGCACGTAATTATTTATCTCTGACAAATTAATTTTTTATGTTTTCGATAATAAATTCTGCTTCAGGAATACGTGTTTTTGTATTCTTACTACCCAAAACTATCACAATCCTGTTGCCTACATCTGTGTCTAGCATTAAAACAATACAACCGCCACTGGCATTAATGTAGCCTGTTTTGCTTACTATAAATTTATGCTTTTTACCTATGATGGGGTTGGTATTCCTGAACACAAGCCATTTTTTGCGTAGTTGTATTTTAACTTCGCTTGTGTTTGCGGCCTTTATTATTTCTGGATACGTGCTTGCGGCCTGCACTAATTTTATAAGTTCCGTAGCTGTACTAACATTCATAATACTTAACCCAGTAGGTTCTACAAAACTAGTATTTGGCATCTGCAATAGCCTAGCTTTAACATTCATTGCACGAACGCAGGCTGAATGACCACCGATATAGTTGTCACACAATTCCTGGGCGGCCTTATTATCCGAATGTACTAATGCCATATCGATCAACTGTTGTCGTGTAAATTTACCAACAGTTTCATCAAGAGGCTGATTAGCATCTAACACGATCATTACTGTCATTAGTTTGCTAATGCTAGCAATACTCCTAACTTGATCGGGATTTTCGCTTTGGATTATTTTACCAGCTTCGTCTGCCACTAGCCAACTTTTAGCTGTAACTTTTGGCCATTCAAATGCGTAACTATTAAAGCTGACAAGTAATCCTAAAGAGATTACAAGTTTTCTATAGTTGACCATTTTTTGAGTTTTTCTCGTTTGGCTTCTGCGGCCAGTTCAATATTAGTCCAACTAACAACATCCATCTCTTGGAGAATTTCAATCATAGCATACAGATCGCCTAGTTCTTCTTCCAAGTGTTGACGATTAGTTTTTGGTTTGCCTGGTTTGTAATTGTCGATACCAAATCTATGACACTTACTGATTGCTTGAATTACTTCAGCACATTCTTCTGAAAGAATGTTCATTACTTCGCGTTCTTGACTATTCATATTACCTCTGATTGGCAAATGGAGCAATATACTTGCCCTCTGTTGTTGTGCTAGTTCTCAATGTATTATAAACATTTTGAATGCCTACCGCCTGGTTCCACGCATCTTCTAAAGCGTGGTGAGCGGTTACCGGTGGACGCTGTGGATTGATACCTAAATCAAATGCTGTACGTACATCACGTACTTCCCAAAACTTCCAAGGAACAGCTTTATTAATTTTACGGAAAACGTGTTCGCAAATAATAATGTCAAAACAACTGCCATTTGACCAAACACGTTTAGCACCCCAACAGAATTTGTACAGTTGAGAAAACGCATCAACAATATCAATTCTACCTTCGGGATCAAAAGCCGCATCCTGGGCTTGTTTACTTTGATTAGCCCACCAAGCGATTGTGTCATCGTTAGTGGTCAATCCAATTCTATCACAGCTATCCAAATCTACTTTAACATAGAAACTTTCCATTGCAGGTTCTTTTAGTTCAGAACCAAATGGATCAAATTTTACAGCACCTATTGTTAGTATACTAGCATCTGGAGTTGTATTAAGTGTCTCCAAATCGATCATAATGTCTGTTAGCATTTAAGTTCTTTCTTTATTGTGAACTTACATTATAACATAGTCAAACAACTATGTCAATACATTTTTTTAGGTAATTGCTGATCTCTGAGTTTTTTACGCCAGCGAGCTTTGGCGGCTCCCTTCTTTCTTTTTCTGGCAGTAGTTGGCTTTTCGTAAAATTCTTTAGCACGTAGGTCGTCCAAAAGACCGCTATCGTCAATTTTACGTTTGAAGCGACGTAAGGCTTGATTGATGTTTTCACCGTCTTTAACGGTAACACCTGTGCCCTTACTCTTCTTGTATATCATTATCATCCTCTTCGTTTTTGATTTGTTCAACGATCCAATCCAAATTATAAATTCTATTTTTACTAATTAGATTGTATGGTGTTGTTTCGTCACTAGTTATATAGTAAACATTAGGTTGTGCTAGGATAAATGTGACAAACTTATCAGTTATAGGATCGCAATTATCAACGTCGATAATAATACAATCGACCTGTAATGCTATACTTAACAACCAACTAACGTCGTGGTCGTCATTATCATAGATAAAGATGTTTAGATCATCTAAGCTCTGACTTAATATTGTTTGAAATTGTTGTTTGATATGATTACTAGGTTTTACTAGTAAGTAGCTCAAATTCATATTGAACAATTTGTCAGGCGGAGTTATTAAAGTTATTTTTCCAAGATTCATTATATTCGCTTTTTAACTTTTGACCAAATCGATGTATCTGATTGTTCAGCATTCTGAACATAAGTTACTATCGGCTCTTGATTTGTATCTGGCCCGTTTCGTCCTTGATCATATAAGTCTTTTTTTTAGACTCGTCTATTTCTTCGTTTCCTACCCAATGGGTTCCGTCGAATTTAAATTCTTTCTTAGGATCGTAGTCTGTTCTTGTAAACAAATCACCTTTGGTTGGATTTAATGGAAACTCTGTTCCCTCAGACTCTGTGGCCAAGTCCGGTTCTGGGAACGTAGGTTCTACAGTAGTTTCATTGCCATCGCTGTCAATGTATGTCTGCCCTGTAGCTAATCTTTCTTCAACAGTTGATTCTTGAGTCTTTGCAACTTCTCGCTCGGCTTCTTCAATCATCTTGTTCCACTTGTCTAGCTCACTTACGGCTTCAGTACTGTCCGCTGTAAGTTCTTCTGGCGCTGTTATATCACCTCCTAGTGCAGTCGCCGGCGTTTTGCTAGTTTTACTTGAAACTGGTACTTCAAATGCAGGACCAGTTTGTATCCATTCTCCTCCAGGTTCACGGACACCTTCAAATTCGGTAGTTAATGGTACGTTGTCTTCAGGATTACTATTTGTAACTCCTTGAGCTAATATCTGTTCTTCTATTGTTGGTTTTCCGCCAACATCTGCTACATAAGGATCTGGTGTGTCTTCGTTTAATTCTTTTTGTTCTTTTGCCCAACTAAAGGTCATTTGTGCGGCTAGTAACATAATAACTGCCAAAGGATCAAATACAATAACAATTAGGATAATGATCCAAGTTACTGCTCGTTCGAGCATTGACTCATCTGGTGCTGTTCCGTAGATAAATGCCGCGATATATTTGATTGGGCCTACTTCAGCTTCGACCTTGCGTACTTCTGCACGGATAGGTGCGGCTTCGTCATTAAGTTGTGCAACAATTTTCTGGTTGGCTTCGATGTCTTTGGCAAGCGCCTGACGGTCACGTTGTTGTGATTTACGCACAGCATTTGCTTTGTCCGCACCCTTTTCATCTGTACTTCGACCCATAATTTGGTCAACAGCTTCATCCATCTGTTTAAGTTGTTTACGGTCGGCTTCAATATTGTCTTTTGCAGTTTTGATTTTTTCATCATATACAGCTATCTTACTACCAACGTCTCCGCTGACTAGTGTTTGGTCGTTGTGTGCTTTACTAAGGAATCCAAAAATACCCATTGAGGTAATAAGCATTAATACCACGACTGCAATAGTCATATAGTACTTCATAAAACGAGGAGCCTTTTCCCAGTTCTGCTTTAACCAAGAAGCACATACTAGTTTTCCAACTTCAAGTGCGGAACCCATTATGATAATTGGAATGGCGGCGGCAGAAAATATAGCGGTCAAACCTACTACTGAGTAATAGATTGCGACCGCTGATATTGTTAAACCAGTGAGTAGTAATAACCAAGCTAAAATCATATCTTATATTTATTTGAATACGATCAAGGCTAGTAGTGCAGCCTGGCAAAAGAAGCCTAGGCCGATAGTTACCACGTTAAGTAAGTCCTTTTGTATTGTTGCTTTTAGGAAAAAGCAGAATAAACCAGTCCAACTGAATAGTACCATATCTACTGGCGGCATCTTTTCTGTTAGACCAGTTAACACAGCCACCATCGTTGGGATAGTAGCTAGATGCAACAATACGACAGCTACCCACCCCATTGTTTCAGCCGAAACGTGAGGTGCGTGTTCTTTAATGTTTTTGACCCACAAGTCTAAATCGAAAAAATCGTGGGCGAATTGTTTTAGTTTATCCAAACTCATAAATCCTCTTAATTATAAAAGATGTGATGGCCAATCTTGGCCACAGGTTTTTTGTTCCACCCTGGGTTAATATAATCACCGTGAAAATACAGGGCTTGTTTTAAATCTGGAAGACGAAATCCTTCCAATAGTACTTTCTTGGCTACTTCCATACTTTCTGTGTAGACAGGTCCATTCTCAGGCTTCTTGGCCGATGCTGACTCACAGTACCAACTGAATTGGCAAAGTACTTTTTCGTAGACTACATTTTTTTGGTAAACAACACGACAGATGTCACTTGGGAATTCTCCGCTTTCTGCCCTATTGATTGTAACTTGTGCTACAGCTACTTTACCTTCAAAAGGTTCATAGCCGGCTTCGTGATAGATGTTACGAGCTAGACAATCTAATTGTGCTTGTCTCATTTGAGCTGTAACTGGACTCGCTTGTAATCGAGCTTGTTTCAATACTTCTAGTTTATGAGTTACTGCCTCATATCCTACACTTGCTACTAACATAAATGCCAATAGCATTACTACTGTTTTGATAATGCGTATCATTGTATTCTCCTTTACGCTGGATGAGGTGTCGCTACCACCGTCATTGGTTAATGTTTGGCTGTATCCGTTTCTCCTTAACAAAAAGCCTCTTGCCCCAAAACCCTTTGGGGACAATATATAGTTATCCTCAGTTTTAGCTGAAAATACACTACTATTATACTTAGTCACAGTTTAACGCCTCATTCGAGAAATGTCAACTGCTTGTTCGTCACTAAAAATGGGCACTGCGTTGCTTTTGTGCATTGTTGCGATGCCTTTTACCATAGTTCCTGTATAAACCTTAGCTGGTGCTAATGTAGCATTTCCTAGGCCGCTGTTCAAACTTTTAAGATGCGCGGTAGTATTTCTACCAGCCGGAATGGCTAAACTATAACCTGTGCTAGTCAAATTACCAGAACTCATAGCACGGCGGCGCTTTTTTTCTTCTTGCTCAATACCTTGACGTTTGAGAAGTTCTTTCCATTCTTTATCCAATTGCTCTGCCTTTCTTTTGTGCTCAGCACTAGCGAATTTCTGTTTACCCTTCTTTTTGCCTGTAGTTGAATACATAGGCGGCAACAAGTGCATACTCAAAATAATTCTCCAAAAGTTATAACAATACTAGTATTATACTAGATTATTCAAACTATGTCAATTATAGTTATACTCGAAAACTTTCACCGCAACCGCATTCGCCTCGAGAATTTGGATTGATAAAGTCGAATCCTTCGTTAAGTCCGTTGCGGACCCAATCCATTGTTAAGCCTGCTAGGTAAGGCTCATCTTTTAAACTAACCAGTACACAAAAGTCATTTTGGGCATAATTGATTATGCCTTCTTCTCCGTCATACTTGTCCACATATTCTAACACATAAGCCAGGCCACTACAACCTGTGGTTCTTACGCCTATGCGAATGCCAACGCCCTTACCGCGTTTGGCTAGATTTTGTTTGATCTTAGTTTTGGCTTTGTCTGTTACGGTAATCATTGATTGCCGCTTTCACACAATCCTCGGCTAGGATTGAACAATGTATCTTTACTGGTGGTAATGCTAACTCTTCTGCGATTTGGGAGTTTTTAAGATTAACAGCATCATCAATGTGCATACCCTTAACCCACTCAGTAACCAGTGAGCTCGACGCGATTGCTGAACCACATCCGTATGTCTTGAAACGAGCGTCTCTAATAATACCATCTTCGTCTACCTTTATCTGTAGTTTCATTACATCACCGCAACTGGGGGCTCCCACCATACCTGTACCCACAGTAGGATCATTCTTATCAAACGATCCTACATTTCTTGGATTTTCATAATGGTCGATAACCTTATCTGAATAGGCCATTAGTTTGGTACCAATACAATTTTTTGAGTATTGGTCTGGGGGTCAATCATTTGTTGCCAATGGTATCCTGGAGGAGGTGCTTGGACGTAAGGTTGAGGTTGTGTATAAACAATTGGAGGTTGTTCAACAACTACTGTACGAGGTTGGGCGATTTCATAACCAATCACTCCACCAATTACAGCTGGAGCGACCCAACCCATTCCGTAACCGCCTCGATAGCAACAGCCGCCACGATATCTAAATCCCTCGTGTGCTTGAGCCTGTGGGCTGTAGGCAAACAAAGCACTCATTGCCAAAATACTGGCAAACACTGAACCAATTATAAGTTTACTTTTCATACTACTCTCCTGGGCGTATACTAATATAACGCCTTAGACTTGTATTTAGTTGACTTATTTGGCTTCTTTGCGAGCGTTTTTAACTGCTGTAACGTCGTTGCGTGTTTCTTTACACAATTTAGCAAGTTCTTGCAAGTGTTTGCGTACACGGGTTCCTGCGGCACCTACTTCTTTATCGTAGAACTTTTCGAAGTCGCCTTCCATTGCTTCTACTAGTGCTGTGAATTCTGAATATTTTGTTGTCATTTACTTCTCCTTGATTAAAGTATTTTAGAATACTTAGTCCTAGTATATACTAGGCGGAAATAAATGTCTAGTTAATTGGCAAACACGTTGCCACTAGCACTTGTAATTTTAGCACCGCACCCGTATGTATCGCCTAGTCTGCCAATGTTCTTTCCATTGGCAAACACGTTGCCGCTAAAAGTTGCTAGGCCAGGTGCGTGATTGGCGCAGGCAGATCCGTTGTGATGTGATTGAACAGCATCGCCTGAACGGACAACACCAATCCCATTTACAAACACATTTGCGGAACCTGCATCGGTTGCCACAGTAGTAGGAGCCGCATTACAGTTCTTGCCTCCTACCGCACCGTGTACAGTATTAACTGTATCTGTTCCTTGATCTCTTGCTATTCCTGGCATATAATTATTTATACTAGTGCAATACCGCTAGTCGATTGCAAGAACTGTTTAGCAAACTCAGCATCTGTTGGCTCTGCTACTGTAACTGTAGTTTTTAATAGTTTAACATCAGCATCTGGGCTAACTGTAAACAAATATGGCATTAGGCCTGGACCTTGTGGACCCATTCCGATTACTTGCGGCTTTGATAGTTTATAATAACTATCAGTTTCTTCTGTTAGTTTTGCAACCAACTCTTCTCCACTTGTTAGTTTAAGGGTGATTACTTCACCTGCTGCTACGCCTTTTGAAATTAACATATTATACCTTTTCGAAATGTTTTTTGAGTTCAGTGAACCCGCCTATTAATTTATCGTCTAAAAAGATTTGTGGAACAGTTCTGGCATTAGGTACCGCTTCCAATAACTGTTCACGTGTGTACTCTTTTTGAATGTTACGTTCTTCAAATTCAATGCCTTTCATTTTTAATAATGCCTTTGCTTGATCGCAATAGGGGCACTGATTCTTACTCCATACTATAGCTGTCATTTTTATTCCTTATAATGATGGTAAAGCATCATAATCTAGTACATCGCTCATTACGCCAATAACGTAACTAGTTGATTCACTTTCTTGTAATGCTGTTTGTTTTTTACTTGTGTCAGTATGCTTGTTGAACCAAGGGATTGGTGTGCTGCGTGGAGCAGGGCTTTGATATTTGATACCAATGTCTTTAAGTGCTCCTACGGCTGTATAGTCCACAAAGTCTTTTAGAATGTTAGCATTCAATCCAATAACTGGCCCTTTGATAAACAAATAATCTGCCCACTCTTTTTCTTCGCGAATTACATCCATATACAATTGATATACTTCTGCTTCACATTCTTGCTTGGCGTTAGCAAAACGTGAATCCTCTTTAATCACTTGATTGATCAAATAGGCTGTCCAGCCTTTGTGTAGCAATTCATCTTGAAGAATTAAACTGATAATGTTTCCATTACCCATAAAGATTCTGTTCTCTACCATAGCGAGACTTGTAGCAAAACTAACCATAAAGCGGAATGCTTCTAGTGCGTAGCTGGCATTGAGTGCTAGCCAAATAGCTTTGATATGTTCTTGTTCGTTGACTTCGCCTTCATTGCTTGATTCTTTCAAACAATTAAGTTTATGTAAATCATCATAGTACTTGCCTACGCTACTGGCCATACTGATAATCTCTTGTGTGTCGTGGATAGTGTTGAACACATCCTTGGGCACATTGTAGATGTTACGGATTATATGACTGTAGCTCTTGCTGTGGATGTTGGTTTCAAAGAATCCCCAGTTGTACATAAGAGCTTCGACTTCTGGTAAGGAACACACTGGAGTAAATACCTGCGTTGGCCCTCTACCTTGAAGACTATCAAGTGCTGTCTGACGTAATAGATTGCTGGTAAAAATATGTTTAATTGCATCGCTTGCATCCTTAAAATCGTTGGCGTCTTTAGTAAGACTAATCTCTTCGGGTTGCCAGAAGAAGCCTCGGGCTGTCGCTTCAAAATCTGCAATCTTCTTGTATTTAACTTCTTCGAATCGTTGAATGGTTACAGGACCTGCTGGATCCAGAAACATCTTGCGATTCAAGTAGTCTGTACGTGTATTTAAGTTATATTGTTGTTTGCTCATATTAATATTTTCCTGATGCAAGTACTATCTTGCAAATATGTTCTAATCGTTCTATGTGCTCATAGGCACGCCACGGGCTTGTATCAATAGCAACAACTCCGTGACCTTTAATGCCTACGATGTCATATTTTATATTGCCTTGTCCATCCAACCCTAATTTGTCAAAACACTGATCAGCAAGTTCTTGACTAATAGGTGGAACATCTGGAACATTAGGTGCTACTCTAGTATAACGATTAAGTTCTGGAAATGCATCGCTAATAGTACTAAGATCGATCCCGGCGTGCATTGCGGCAATACAGTAGGTAGGATGAACGTGTACAACTACACGGACTTCGTCACTGTGCTGGCCCATTGCACGTTGTAGTCCAAAGTGTAAAGGTATCTCTCCGCTGGGCTTTAAGTTAGCACTAATATCAGTGTAGTATTCTTCCTGCCACAACAGTCCGTGGATACTAATCTTTTTAAATTGATCCGGTTGTAGTGTTTGTTTACGAACACCGCTAGGTGTAATGTAAAAATGATCACGGTCGTGATGACGTATACTTACGTTACCATCACGACTGGTAATCCAATTACGCTTGTATGCGTCAACTAGTATGTCACAAATAGTTTCTAACATTATAACTTACAGCTTTCGCAGTCCTCTTGGTCATCAAAGTCGATCGGCTCTAACATTGTAGGAGCTTCTTCGGCCTCCATCTTAGCACCTTGTTTATTGATCAAACTGTAATAGAATGTTTTTAAACCCCAAGCGTGTGCCTGCATTAGATTTTTAGCAATCAATGTTGTTGGCACCTTACGTTCTGGAAAGTGTGCTGGATTATAGAAAGTGTTTGTACTAATTGATTGATCAACATAGGCCGCAAGTACTGCCGCGGTCTTTAAGTAACCGTCACAATCTGTTTGTTCCCACATCAACTGATATTTGTTCTTAAGTTTATGGTACTCAGGAACAACCTGTGTTAAGGATCCTGCTTTTGATTCCTTAACGCTAATCAATTGCATAGGCATTTCAATACCATTAGTACTGTTAATAACAACACTTGAGCTTTCAACTGGAGCAATAGCCATCAATGTGCCGTTACGTACTCCGTATTGTTTCATATTAGTGCGTAGTGTTTCCCAATCAAGCTCCGGAGTAAAGTCTGCCAATTCATTTGCGCCTTTAGCACGTAACTCCCAAGGAAATGTTCCCTGGCCATAGCGTGTCTTATCACTATGTGTACACGCTCCGCGCTCCTTAGCCAGTTCAACTGTAGCTTCAGTAAGGTAAAAGGCCTGATGCTCCATCCAACTCTTAACATCCTGTAAGGCATCTTTGTCGCCATACTTGAGTCCACGTTTGGCGTGCCAATAGGCTAGGTTAGTAACACCAATACCTAGTGGTTGGATTTCATCATTACTCAACTTAGATTGAATGGATAGGAAATCTTGGTAATCAAGTATGTTGCATAGACTACGCTGTAAAATACGGCAAGCACGGCGCATATCTTCTGGATTGCGGAATGCTCCCCAGTTAATCGAGCCGAGTGTGCAAAGAGCAATGCGGCCATCAGCATCATCAAGACGCTTAAAAGGTTTAGTAGGTAATAGGATTTCACAGCATAAATTACTTTGATAAATTGTGTGGTACTCAGGATCAAACGGTCCTTGATTTTGCACATTGTCAATGAACACTAAGTAGATACGGCCTGTATCAGTGCGTTCTTTTAGGATACCACCTTTGAATACTTCTTCTGCGGTCATTACTTTTTTACGCAGATCTGTACGCTTTTCATATGTTACATATAGTTCTTCAAATCGTTCTGTATTCTTATAAAATGCTTCGTACAAATCTGGCACTTCATTTGGATCAAAGAAAGTTATGTTTTCTTTGTTCTTAAATCTTCTCCAAAAGAATGCAGACAATACCACTCCATAGTCCATATGTCGAACCCGAGTTTCTTCTGTTCCTTGATTATTTTTAAGAACAATAAGGTCATCAAACTGATGATGCCAAATGGGATAAAATACAGTAGCACTTGCATTACGAATACCTCCTTGACTGCAACTACGAAGGTCACCAAACCATTTCTTTAAGAATGGAATCATACCAGTGTGCATAATTTCTCCGCCACGAATAGGAGCACCTAACGGACGTAAGCGACCAATCTCTAAACCAATGCCAGCACGTTTACTGGCATACTTGGCCATCATTTCGCCTGACGCGAAAATACTGTCCAAATCATCATCCGAGCGAATAAGTACGCAACTACTAAATTGCTTAGTAGGTGTGCCAAGCCCTGCCAACACTGGTGTAGCCAGGGTGAACAAGCCATCGCTAGCCGCCTGATAGTATTCTTTGATATAGCGCATACGTGCTGAATTAGGTTCTTCTTTGTGGAAGACTGTGGCTGCGGCAATAATGTATCTAATTTGGGGAGTTTCATATGTTTCTTTCGTAGCACGATTCTTAACAAGGTACTTTTCAATTAGTTGTTCAATAGCAGCGTATGAATACTGTTCGTCCTTTTCGTGGTCGAGCATATCATTCATTTTGTTCCAGTCATCTTCAGTGTACCACTCTAACAACTCAGGAGTGTAAAGACCAACTTCTACATTTCGCTTTACAATAGAATAAAGATGCGGAACAGCATACTCGCCGTATACATCTTTTCTCAAAATACTCAAGCGTTGTTTTCCAGCCACGTATTGGTAATTGGTATGACCAACATCTGGATTTGATTCGACATCAATCAGATCTACAATAGCACGTAGCGTGATGTTATCAATTTCGTTTGTAGTAATGCCGTCGTAGAAGTGCGGTTGACTTTTGATTTCAATCATTGACTGACTAACATCGGCAATGCCTTTACATACTTTTGCTACTTGAGCTTGCCATTTTTCAACTGCTAGTGGCTCTCTGCTTCCATTTCTTTTTATTACTGTTATCTTAGTCATCTTCTTTCTGTGTAATGTTATTGTCTAGAGAGTATTTAGTGGCGACCAAATTACCGGAGAAAGTTATTCATACTCAACGGTTTAAGGGCGGTTAGCGCCGATTTTCTTAAGGGAATCAATCTGCAGAGACATTATCATACTGTTAATATGAATTATACACGCAGTTAATACTATTGTCTATCAGTTTGAGAACGAAACGGTATACGTATATTCAAGTGTGCCTGCATCGCCGGCTAATGAATTTGAATACAATACCATTATACCACTTGGGATACCAGTACCTGTATAGAAAGTGTTGCTGTCATTCAAGTACCTTGCTGTAAATTCTAAATTCAATTGTTGTGTTTGGTCTGGTCCAGCAAAGTCATACTCATCACCAATTTGAATGTTAGCAATATAAGATCCATTGTTAACGATAGATGATGAAATTGTCAATGTGCCACGACGCACAAATGAATACTCTGTACTGACGTATGTGTAGTCAATTACGTATGATGACATAC